CAGATGGAAGAGTATACTCCAGACTTTGACCAATTATTATTTTATTTACCATTAGCTGGTTCTGCGTTCAAAAAAATATATTACGATGATGTTATGCAAAGGGCGATTGCTAAATTTATACCAGCAGAAGATTTAATTGTTCCCTACTATGCAACCGACTTAAAAGATTGTGAACGAATTACGCATGTCGTGAAAATGAGTGAGAACGATATTTTAAAAAAACAAAGAACTGGTTTTTATAGAGATGTTGAAATTTTACCTAGTCGCATGGATGACGACTCAGTGCAAGACAAATATAATTCTATTGAAGGAGTATCTCCATCGGATGATAAAGAATATCAGTTTAATGTTTTGGAAATGCATGTTGATTTAGACTTAGAAGAGTATGAATCAGAAGTTTCAGAAAAAAATATTAAAGTTCCTTACATTGTAACGATTGATGAAGGTTCACAAGAAGTATTAGCTATCTATCGTAACTACGATATGAACGATGCGTTAATGAAAAGAAAAGAATATTTTGTACATTACAAGTTTTTACCAGGTCTTGGGTTCTATGGCTTTGGTTTAATACATATGATTGGTGGATTATCAAAAACTGCAACTGCTGCATTGAGACAATTATTAGATGCTGGTACTTTGAGTAACTTACCTGCTGGTTTTAAGTCAAGAGGTCTACGAATTAGAGATGATGACCAACCTTTTCAACCAGGTGAGTTCAGAGATGTCGATGCACCAGGCGGTAATATCAAAGACCAATTTCAAATTTTACCATTTAAAGAGCCAAGTTCTGTTTTATTTTCATTATTAGGGTTTGTTGTACAAGCTGGACAGAGATTTGCTGCTATTACAGACAATGCGATAGGCAATGATGCTCAAAATAGAGCTGTTGGAACAACTATTGCCCTCTTGGAACGAGGCTCAAGGGTCATGAGTGCTATTCACAAACGATGTTACTATGCAATGAGACAAGAATTTCGTCTTTTAGCTAGTATTTTTGGTACATATTTACCACCAATCTATCCATACTCGGTTTATGGCGGTAATCGATTGATAAAAGTGGCAGATTTTTCACCAGATGTGGATGTAATACCAGTTGCTGACCCAAATATCTTCTCAATGGCTCAAAGAGTAACACTTGCACAGACACAATTACAGATTGCACAGTCAAATCCACAATTACATAACATTCGTGAAGCATATAGAAGGGTTTATGAAGCACTAGGCACGAAACAAATCGATACAATTTTAAAACCAGAGAGAATACCACAACCTTTAGACCCATCGATAGAAAATGCAGAGGCATTACGCATGGAAATACCAAAAGCATACCCAGAACAAAATCACGATGCACATATTATTGCACATACTGCGTTTATTAAGAGTAGAATGGTGCAAATTAACCCAATGGTGTATGCG